GCAGCTTTTGGTGCTATAAGTAAAGCTAATCCAGGTATATCTAATAATATAACTGGATTCACAATCGCTAACTATGCTGGTACAGGCGTCTCTGGAAATCCGATTATCTTAGTGCTATCGAGTTCAAACAGTGCTGATTATGGATGGAACACTATGTACGTGAAAGCAACAGACGGTGTATCTGGTGGTTTAGGAACAGTCGATGTTTCATTTAATAGAACAGCTCGAAACTATTATGGTACACATACAAGACTTTTGAACGAAAGATCCACAACCCGGTATTATTGGAGTTTCGTACAAAGCAATCCAAGTGCAAGTGATGATTTACAAAAATTATGGACTGCAATACAATATCAGAGTAATAATACCGGATCGGCATTTATTAAATTTACATAGTAGGATTTATAATGATTTCATATAAAATTACAAAATTAGATCAAGTTAGTTCACAGATCATGATACGGTATTCTAAAGAGAATAACCCAGACTATTATGTGAGACGAGCAGTTGACGATTTTAACGATACAATAATACATGAGGTTGCAAAAGAAGGTGTAGAAGAAGCTATCTCCCACTGGAATAAATTAAGTAGCAGTAGTAATTTTGAGTTAACTACTGATACTGGTAGCCTAAAAGAAGTTGTATACGAAACCGAGCCTACATATGACACGTCAACTCAAAAATTAGTGAAGACAAATACAGAAACAGAGACTACAATTACAGTTGGTTGGACTGTTCAAGATTTGTCAAATGATGAATTAGCTAATATGATAAGAAATAAGCGCGATGTCCTTTTAATGCAAACTGATTTCGAAATGGTATCTGATAGAAACCCTTCAACTGCAATGACTACGTATCGACAAGCTTTAAGAGATATACCAGGCCAATCAGGATTTCCGACGGATGTCACATGGCCTACAAAACCGATAGAGTAATAGTATGAAAACTGTTAGATTCTACGTTCTCTGCTGCAGAAATATGCATTCTCTTAAGAGGCATCAAAGAACAATTCCTGTTGATGAGATGACAATTGTCATTAACACACAAGATGAGGATTTTATAGAATCAGCTATTGCCCATTGTACTGCTAATAGTATTGAATATGTAGTCACTAAGAGTAATGGAACTGCGAGCCAAGGAAAAAATTCAGTCTATGATTTATTCCGTGCCTCTAGTTATGACTATGCGGTTTTAATTGATGGAGATGACTTCATAACACCTCATGGGGTCTGGGCATATAAACAAATTGCTCAGCACAGTGATGAAATTGATGTACTAGCACTTGAATATCAATTTGGTATCTGGAGAGAAAATGGTTATGATGAACTATTGGCTATCACCAATCCCATTGTACCAGGCGTATCAGATCCATTTTTAGGTTGTAATGATAGGGCTAATCCAGAAAAAATCCATGGTCACGGAGTACGATGTTTTTTACATACCTATGACTGGTGGCAGAGAGCAATTAACGGAACTCTCATAGCCAAGAGAAATGATTGGAGCAATGACCTATCTGATACTCATAAACATTGGGCAACGCACTGCTACAAATATTTAAGTAAATGGGAAACACACTATAGACTTGTCATGTTCTCGAAGAACGCAGTCAACGGATATAGTTATGATCCAGACTTTGTAGTCGGAGAAGATACATTACTTTATCTTGTGTATAAAGATGCACATGTCAGAGGTAACTTAAAACTGAGACACCTTTACGATAGATATCCTACCTATGTTTATGATACGCGTGTGCCGGGGGTTGTAGAAGAAAATAAAAATATAGAGAATGATCGGGGTGACGAAGTTGGTGACTATGGGTGGTATCTATGGATGAAGAAACTTGCTGAAGAGTATGATGTATATGAAGCAGCAGGTAAATTACATTTAGATACAGTTATGCCAAGGATTGAGGTTGATTTTCCTGAAGGGTATACGCCCGATGTCTTAGGTTTAGTAAATTATCCTGGAATACAGAATATTCGCTACCTCTAGATTCAAAACATATAAATAACCATAGAACCATTAAAGGATAATTCTATGGCAAACCCAAACTCAAGATCGACATTGATAGACTATTGCAAGCGCCGGTTGGGTGATCCTGTTATAGAAATCAACGTTGATGAAGACCAACTCGAAGATCGTGTCGACGAAGCTTTACAGTACTATCAGGAATATCATAGTGAGGCTACACTTCGTACGTATTTAAAACATCAGGTTACATCAACTGATGTATCAAATGAGTACATCTCACTCAACTCGAATATTACGTACGTATCAAAACTAATTCCTCTGGCCTCTAACTTCAACCAAGGCAGAAACTTTTTCGATATCAAATATCAGATGATGTTAAATGATATGGCATCGTTGATTCATTTTGCAGGAGATCTTGCTTACTTTGAACAGATGCAACAATATCTTGCTCTACTTGACATGAAGCTGAACGGACATCCACAGATTCAATTCTCTCGAAAAGAGAATAGACTTTATATCTTCGGAGATTTTGCTGATGGTGATATTAAAGCTGGTGATTATATCATTGCAGAGGTTTATCAGATATTAGATCCGGATACAAGTACATCGATCTATAATGATCTATGGCTTAAAGAGTATACCACCTCACTAATTAAACAACAGTGGGGGGCGAATCTAATTAAGTTCGATGGCATGCAGCTTCCAGGCGGAGTCACACTGAATGGAAGACAGATCTATGAGGATGCTACGAGTGAGATTCAGCAGCATCGCGAAGCTATTCGTCTCGAACACGAGATGCCACCAGGATTCTTTGTAGGTTAATATGAAAAACTTATACTTCTCTGACAAGGTCAGATCAGAACAGAATCTATACGAAGATATCGTCATCGAGTCGTTGAAGACATACGGCCAAGATGTATATTATCTTCCACGTGACCTAGTTGGAGAAAATAAGATTTTTGGTGAAGACGTTCCGTCAAAGTTTAATTCATCATATAAGATTGAGATGTACATTGAGAACATCGAGGGATTTGATGGAGAAGGAGATCTCTTTACTCGGTTTGGTGTCGAGATCCGTGACGAAGCAACGTTTGTTGTGTCGAGAAGAAGATGGACTCAACAAGTTGCAAGGATGGATACTGAAGTAACTGCAGTCAGGCCTCTTGAGGGTGATCTCATCTATCTGCCAATGACGAATAAGTTGTTTGAGATTCGTCATGTAGAACATGAGCAACCGTTCTATCAACTATCAAACCTGCCTGTCTTTAAACTCAGAGCAACATTGTTCGAGTATAATGACGAAGATCTCGATACTGGAATCGCAGAAATAGACAAGATCGAAGTAGACTACTCATACACTTATGTAGTCACTGTTAACCATGATAGTCCATTGTCAATCAATGATCGCATAGGTTTGATTGCGACTCAGACATTTGGTAGCGGTGTTGTAATGCAGGGTGAGATATCTAAGTGGTCTGACTCAGATAATAAGGTACATCTGATCCATGCTGGTGCTGACGATGGCAAGTTCCACAACTTTGTTTCTGGTGGAACGTTAAGAATCCAGGATTCAGACTTTACGATAACTGCTGTCGCCGAAGATAATAAGATATCTTCGAATGAACAGAATACGATATTCAGCACAGAGTCAACTGACTTCCTTGACTTTAGTGAGAACAATCCATTTGGTGATGCGGAGAATAACTAATGAGTGATGACATATTCGACTTTGGCTTTACAGCCGTAGATGAAACAGAATTAGAGGCTGTACAAAAGGCTACAGCAGAGGCAACTCAGGTAGCAACGACTGCAAATAGTACTCAGGAAAAATTAGATAAATTATATAATGCAGTCATACCTTTGCTGACGAACCTAAAAAGAAATCCAGAGAAAGAGTATATTCTCTGGCCAGATCGACTTTCAAAGGTAGAAGCCTTTGAAGATAAACTGACAGAGATTTATAAAAGCTAATGTTTGGTACCTATTTTTATCACGAGAAGATTCGAAAGTGTGTGTCACTATTTGGCCGCCTGTTCAACAATCTTTATGTGATTCGAAAGAATTCTGCAGGGTCCGTGATCAGTCAGGTCAAAGTTCCTTTGTCATATGCGCCTAAGCAAAAATATTTAGAGCGTATACGGGAGAATCCTGATCTTAGCGCAAACTCACAGGTAGCACTCAAGCTTCCGCGGATGTCATTTGAGATTACTAACTTCATATATGACACGACAAGGCAGCTGACAAAGACAAGTACTTTTAATACAGTTGGTTCGACTAATACAGGTCGAAAAAAATTCTTTCCACCTGTACCATATACTATTAACTTTCAGTTGAACGTCTATGCTAAGACTCAAGATGATGCGTTGCAAGTTGTAGAACAAATACTGCCTTTCTTTAATCCGCAGTACACCGTGACTGTTAAACCTTTTACTACGGATTATCCAACATTTAAAGAAGATATACCGATTATTATTCAGGGGCTATCCTTCCAAGATGACTTTGAAGGCGCAATTGAATCAAGAAGAACAATTATATACACACTTGACTTTGAAATGAAAGCGAGTTTCCATGGACCGATTTCAACGAGTGATATTATTCGTCAGACTGATATAGTCTTAGGTGAGATGGGTGGCGGATATAGTGATTCCGATATAGGCATTGAGACGCTTCGAATAACACCAAACCCGTCAGGTATCATCGGAATGCCTGATTCTGATTATGGATTTACAACTACTATTCTGGATAGTGCATAATGAAAGACAATGATAATGTAAAAAGCGATTACGATTATTCGCGCGAGACATACTACGATCTGATTGAGAAGGGCCGTGAAGGTCTTGAGGATATGATCCACGTGGCACGTGAGTCTGAGCACCCGCGGGCGTATGAAGTACTTGCCGGCATGTTGAAGAATATCTCAGACATCAACGACAAGCTGATGGACCTTAATAAAAAGCATAAAGACATTACCCAACCAACGAAAGACAGTAAACAGATAGAACATCAACAAAATATATTT